GATTTGTTTCGTCACCGCGTCGAGGACTACTTCTCTCGAAGGCATGCTGCGCTTGCGTATGATGTTGCCCTTCGCATCCATCGTCTCCGGCTCCAACCCAAGCACCTGTGCCGCCCATTTAGATTGGCTTAACTCGCCCGCACGCCTTTGCCCCTCTAGCAGTTCGGTCGCGTATCCTACGCCCTCGTCGTCCAGAACCATCTGGCCGTTGTAGTCGCTGCCGTACTTGCCAGTGGATGTCGCATTCGGCGGAACCCATAGACCCGGCAGAGTCGGATTAGAGCGCATAGATTTAATGAGCTTTTGCTTATTAGGCCCGGATAACTTGCTCCACACGGCACCGCTGGCAGCTAACTTATCCAACATCACTTCACCGGCCTGATTGAGTTCCCCGTTCTCTTCACGAAACGGCTTCGACAGTCCGGGGAATTTCCCCGGCAGGTCTAGGATCTTGAAGGTTCTAGCATCTAGTTCACCCTGAGCTTTTGTGTATTTTAATCGCCGCGCTGCGGTAGTAGCATCAACACTATTGGCTACGTCAGTGTAGTCCCTGTATCGTTCCGTGCCTTTAAGCGCAGCCAAGTGCTTTTGGATGTCGGCACGCCGTACTGAGCTGGTTATGCTGGACGGGATGTGGTAGTTGTCCAGCTCTTGTAAGGTCATGTTGTCGAGTGCGTGGAGCTGGAAGTCTACTGCTGCCCCCTGCGTTTCCCATCTGCCGTGCTCCTCCTCTTCTCGTTGGGCATGATTTATGAAGCTGCTCATGCGTTGCTTCTCTGTGCCCTGAGCAAGTCGATTCCTGCTAGCCATCATCTCGGTTTCGTAACTAAACTGCTTAATTGCGTTCGCTTGGTTTGCTAGATTTGTTTCCTGATCTGTCACGCTCCGCTGGTGGCGCGCGTTGTCGCCGAGAATCCGATTCCCAACCGTGGCCTCCATAACGTCAGCGTTCACTAATTCCTGTCGCGACAAAGCTCTCGCGCGGTCTTCAACTTCGCCCTGCGTGTTCTCGGCAATACTAGCAGCCGTCTGCTGTAGGCGGGCCATGCTGTCGGAAAGCCCAACACGACTATCCATAGTGCGTGTGTTGTACTCGCCCTGTTGCTTGACCAAGTTGGTGCGCGCCTTAGCATCATCCATCTTGAGCGGGTGCATGTCTGCGCTTTGCTGCATGCGCTGGCCCTGCTCTGCTAAGTTGACGCCCTTCTGGTATTGCCCGACAACATCAAGTGGTTCGCCAATCCACTTCATGTCGCTCATGTTTAAGTTGCCTAATGATGATGCCATAATTTTTATCTCCTACTTATTGATGCTCGTGTACCCACGCTGGTACACGGGCGCGTTGTCTAGGTTTATGCCGCCGAGGCTTCTGTTCTGGAAGGCTTGGTAATCCGGGTGAGCCTGATATGAATTGTATTGCGAATATGCCGGTGCCGGTTGCCCCGGTATGTTCGTAATTGGGACTTGGCTGCCCTGCTGCCCGTATTGCTGTGCCATCGCGGCCATCGCCATCATGTTGCTGCCGCCGCCGCCGCCGCCGCCGCCGAACATGCTAGATCCGATTGATGCGCCCTGCATGGCTCCCATCGCTCTTGCCGCAGTCCCAGCGGCACCTGCGGCAGCACCAAAATAACCACCCGCCACAGTAGCAGCAATCTTAGCTACACCCACATAGCGCGGGTCAGGCGCAGCATCCATCTTCGCCTGTGACATATCCCGCTGGAACTTCAGGTTACGCTCGCTAGTCTCATGTGCTAACCGTTGTTGAGGGCTGAAGAACATGCTGGTCACGCTCATTGGCTTGGCCATTCCGTATGCGGATTGCTGGGCAATATAGTTCTGCGCCATGCCAACGCCCTCGCGTTTCATATCCATAGAGGTGAGGCCGTAGTTCCTCAGCTCAGAGTAGTCGATAGCCTGTGACCCCTGCGTGCCGGTGCTAATACCACGCGCCGCTGCCCGATCAGCCATCTTGTCTGCTACATCTTTGGGTACGCGACCGCCTAAGAAATCGTCAATGACATCACGCTGGCCACCCACCAGACCTTCGTAGCCGGGGATAGCTTGCTTGAGTCCCTGCTCCAGCGCAGCCTGATCGGCGGCTTGCTGCTCAAGTGCTAGCTTCGCAGCCTGACCCACATACTTGCGGTTGCCCGCGATGGCTGAACCCTGCTGTTCGTCCGCGTCTATCTTGACGAACTCAGGTACTTTGACTTTCTTGCCGAATAGTTTACTTAGGAATCCCATAGCTTCTCCTGTTATACCAAGTTAGCAACGCCGCCGCCGCCGAAGGTGTTGGTGTTCTGGAATCTCGGCACGGCCACATGGCCAGCTCCGAGGTGATTTAATAATTGCTCCTGCAATAGCTGCACTGCCCTGTCCTCGTAGGCTTGAGCTTCTTGGACTAAATTGTTCTCCGCCTTCCTGATGCTCATAACCATTTCTTTAAGAGCAGCTTCGTAGCCAATAAACAGCCAATCCGTGTCCACGCGGGCGGGGGTAAATCTCAGCTTACCAACCACAGTCACAGTCACAGTCGTATTGTCATCTGCTAATCCGGGGATCAGGCTGCGCCGGTAGGTGGGCCGCTTCTCTGTGGGTTGGTACTCAGCGATCAGGCGTGACGTTGAATCGCTTGGCTTGTACTCATGCAGCTTAACGATTCCGTCGGTGTCCGGTTTCTGTACTCCAGTAAGTTCACTAAATAAGGTTACTGTATCAGCGTAGGTAGTGGTCATCGTGACGTACTCCCCGTCTATCCAAGTGCTGCCGTCCTGTGTGCGTATCCACTCGCCGGTAGCGTTGTATCCCTGTAGCAGCACGCGCTTGCCAGCGTCAGTTGTGGCACCGGAGTACACGCGGAGCTTCTTGTCCGTGCCGTCAATGTCAGAAAAACAAACCGCTGTGCCGCGATCCACCAGCGTGTAGCTGTCCCCGTCCGTGCTATCCAAAAGCCCCGGCCCCGTTTCCAGAAACTCAAACCACTCGTTACGAACGACCCCCGGCCTGTCATCCAGTGCCACCACCTCAATGGTTTCGAGCTGGCGCGGCCATGTAATGGTTCCGTTGCTATTGGTGATTGCGTACCGGGCGTAGGTGTCTACCCAAAGCCCCTTATACAACAACCGCTCCTGCGCCTCATTGATGTAGCCCACTACCCGACTGTCCGTAGCGGACATGGATAGCAGCTTCGCAATGTTCGCCTTAATATCTCCAAGTGTTAATTTCATTGTGCGATTCCTACTGCATATATTGTTCTCCCGCCGGGAGTGTCCCCTCCCCAAGTGTCACGACCGGCGTGAACCTCCACTGTGAGCGTGGCTGCTGACAAGTTTCCTGTTGGCACGCCTTCCGCTGTAAACGCTGGGAAGGCTGCGTTATCGGAATTGCCTGTTGTCTTTGCGACTGAGCCTACGCTGGCCCAAGACATAGTGGTGCCGCCGATGATAACTTTCTCGTCCTTTACTCCGCCGCTGCTGGGGAGCGCGGTTGACCAACTAATCCTTACCCACTTCCAAGTCTTCCCAGTTGGCAATGTCAGGGCAACCTCACCCACCTTAACGTCCGCGCTAGTGCTTAGCACAGTGCTGGTAACAGTCCCATTAGCGGCGACATATTCTTCTGGAACCACGCTCCCCCATTCAGGCGCAGCCCCACCCTTAGATTTCAGGAATTGCCCATCTGTCCCGGCTGAAAGAACAACCCAGTTTGTTCCGTTGTGGTACAAGACTTCACCAATGGCCCCACTGCCCACTGTGCTTAGGGGCGTAGACATCGCTTCCCAAGCAGAGCTGCTGCCATTGTACCAGTGCCAGCCCTCCGGCACACAAGTGGAGGCGTTCTGTTTCATCCATAACTTGTCCTGATCTCCTGACGCGGGAGTGTCGTCACCCGCAGTAAAGGCGGCCATGTTCCCACCAAGCGAACCAGTCGTCCGGTCGATGAACTCCTCGTAGGTTGTCTGGAGGCTGTTATGGCAGAAGCCGCTTTCAAGCGTGCCGTGATCGAGCGTGACCGTCTGCGTGTTTGATATGTTGCTGCAATTTCCCATATTACTGATTAGTTATTGATGACACGCCGCTAAGGCAATCGCATGCAATCGCCTTAGAAGTTCCATCTATGTTTACGTCTGCGTAGGGTTCCTCCTGTGTCTCTCTCGCGTTCAGGCGGAACAGTTTGATTCTAGCATGTCCTGTCCATTTTAGTCGGGCTGCAAACTCCCAACCGTAGTTGAAGGGCTTGCCGGTAGCGGGTTCCTCTGTGTCTGACGGAAAGCCCAGCCTCATCCGTGGCCGGTATTGCTTTTGGTAATCGACAAATGATTGGCAATCACTGGCCTGATACTCTGCTATCACGCTCCAGTCCTGCCACGAAACCCAGCACGGGTATTGGTCAGGGTGGAAGTCTGCATGAAAAGTGACTGTGCCGCCGGACACCTCATCCACCCATAAATCACCGGACTCCAGCAGCTTGGCCGCGCCGATCTGCCCGAAGTCAAATGATGGCGTCTCTATCTCGCTGGTAATCTTGTTGGCCGTGGTAGCACCTGCGCTGTCTACATCCGTATCCTCTATCTCATCCCCGTCGCTGGTTAGTTCCCATAGCTCCGTGTCTCCTGTGGCATTTCTGACAAACGCAAAGCATCTCTCAACGTCACTGAATCGCCCCTTAACGATATGGAGGAAACTCATGTTGTGGGTCGTGCTGCTACGGGTTATGTCCAGCGTCCAGAACCCGTCGTAGGCAGCCGGGGCTTTGCCGGATAGGCCGCTGATTAAATCGAAGTCCAGCGCGACCAGCCCCTTAAAACCAATGCCCGTGGTGCTGTTGAAATCAGACTGAGAGGTGACTAAGTAGCGGTTGTCGAATAGCACGCCGCTGCTGTACTGAAGATATTTGGGGTCGTCGTACTTCAGAACCCGGTACATCTCGCGGCTCATCGGGGTGTTACCCAGCGATTGGAAGTCGCGTACCGCCTGAACCACTGAACGGATTCCGTCCCTGCTACGGAAGAACACATCGCCATTCACCAGCTCAGTGCTAAAGTGGGACATCGCCCCATTATGGATTAGCACCACACGCTGCTGCGGATCAGATACCGCATACCAATCGTAACGGTCATTCGGAACTACAACACTGTAGGCCGCGTCCGAGGTGAACACCATCAGCTCGCCCTGACCCAGCCCTGTGTTGGGCGCGGCCACGAACCGCATCGCAGTGACTCCACCCGTAGCAGTCGGAACCGTGAACGCGCCGCCACCGGACAGGAAACTGTTCTCCGTGAACTTGAGCACGCCGTTAGCACCACCCACAATGTCGCCCGCTACAAATGTCCTGCCCTGCGCCACCCATAAGCGGCCCTGCCCGTAGGCCATCGGGCCGGTTCCAATCGGAACCTCATTCGTCGCCGCATCACTGCGCGCCGCGCTGCTACCATCCCAGATAAGCGGACGATTGGTGCCGTCCTGAATGATTAGGTACTGCTCGGCTTGGCAGAAATGTACGCGCTCCCGTGTGGACGACATCGTTATAGAATTTGTAATGTCAGTGACCGACCAGTCTGTCCCGCTGCTTGGAGGCTCAATCTTGTAGGTGTTGCCGCCCGCACTAGCAACAATCTGCCCCGTGCTATAATCGTAATAGGATGCCCCCTGAAACCGGCCCCCTGAAAAAGCTGTGGCGGCTGCGCTAGTCGCGATTGAAATGCGTTTGAAACCCGGTCGGGTCTTAGCGTAGCCGCCACGGAAGGTCACGTTACCAGCATACGCACACTGGTTTTGGGCAATCGTGGAGGGAGCACGACCGCTATCCATCCCCCCGCTAAGGGTGGTGATGCCGTCTGCCATTCTTCCTCTGTCAGTAATTGCCATTATGCTTTGATTAAATATGTTAAAGCCACCCACGGCGACATGTTGCTGTGGGCATCTGTGCCTCCGCCGCCCGTCACGGTAATTCCTGTGCTGGATGATCCTGTTGTCGCGGATGATGTGGCGAACCACGCGCCGTAGGAGGTATCGCCATCGGGTGAATCCCAATCGCTACCGCCGTCTCTTGTATATCCGTGGTTGTGGCCGGGGTCGCCAACGGTGTGGGTGTGGTTGGGTATCTGCGTGCCGCTTAGTTGAACCTCCTCATACCCACCAAGCGTACCAAGTGATCGTGCGGTAAGCCCTGATCCTGTTCCTGCACCAAGAGGAGCGCGCCCCCTCAAGTCAGGGACTAAAAAGGTTGTGCCGGTGGGCGCACCGTAGGTGGTGCTAATCACTCCAAACAAGTCTGCATAGGTTGCGCGGCTGTAGGAAGATCCATCACAGGCCAGCCATCCAGAGGGGGCAGTCGATCCACCAAAAGTAATTATCGTTCCAATAGGTGAGCCAGTGGCTTCTCCGTCCAAGTCTGCTAACTCCACCGCATTCTTGCCCTGTAGCTGCGCGAACAGCTTGCCATCCTTCACAAACAACTGGCCTTTGTCTGACCCAATAGGGCCGACATCATGCGCGTTGTCTAAGTTTGTGAATGTGACCCGGCGATTCATGTCTGCTAGTCTCCCTCGTTCTCCAGCTTCGCAGCCTCAACCTCCGCAGCCCGCCGAGCTTCTTCAGCTAACTGGTCGGGGTTGAGTGGCCAGTTATTCTTAATCGCTTCCAAGCCAGCCACATCCGTAGCAGCCTCCACGGCGGCGGTGATGCGGTTGGATTCATCCCGCACCGAAGCGCGATAGTCCGCCCATTGCGGCAGCACACCAACGCCTGTCTCCGCTTGCTTGATAATCATATAGTCCGAGGAGGTGAGCATAGAGTGAGAAGCGCGATTGGCCTCCGCCGTCATCATACGCTTCAGTCCGTCTAGGTTCTTAGGCGTCACAGTCCATTCTCCGTCATCCAGCGTTATGTAGTTAAACTTCTCACTGTCAGATGGGCGGGGCGGCACAGACGGGGCGATGGTGATGCCACGCTCGGATAGCATTTTCGGTGTGGCATTGGATAGCCAGTTGCTACCGAAGCGTTCATCACCGATTGTGAATGATGATCCGTTGGGTAGCGGGTGGTCGTTGTGTAAGTATTTCATAATAGTTTCCTAGCGGGCATTGGCTGTCTTTAGGGGGGACTCTGCCACGGAGTAGAATATGTAGGTGTCAGCATTGTTAGCGTAGCCGTAAGTCACACTATGCCGCAGCTTAAATCCATTGCTTAAAATGTCGAAATCGGAGGTAGCCGCATATGACGATTCGGCACTTGATGCGTCTGCCGCTAAGGTCGCGTCCGTGTCGTTGTATGGGTCGCGAGCGGTATCTATGATTACCCACGGGCCAAGACCATCAATGCGCTTCACGCAAATCCAGCGCGGACGAAATCCACAGTACACGAACGGGCCGTCTGTCGAGTTATTGCCCTCGTAGCTGCCCACCTTTGAATACCCCTCAACACTGGCGAACATATACGCAATATAATCTTCAGCGGCGTACCCCAGCCCGCCTCCGTAATTTAAGTAGTTCATCGCCCCGCTGTCGCTGTAAAAGTCCACCTTCACTGACGTTATGGACTGCATCGTGTTGGTGTACTGCACTGTCTCAGAGCCGTTAGTGTTTAAGCGCATATAGTAACCGCTGGTCACGTCTTTATGATACACCATCCAATCGCCATTTCCGCTGGCAGTTGATGTACGATTCTTGGCGATTATCATTTCGGGAGCGACACCGAGATTATGATTAACAGTCTGCCCACTTCCGCTTCCGGTGTCGTCGCCTGTCCACTTCGCTATGCTGAACCCAGCAGCAGCGTTGTAGCTGCTGGACGGGTAACTTGCAGGTGTGCCAGTAGCCAGCGTTCCTACTGTTGTTTCATCCGTGGAGGTGCTTTGAGTTATCCAAACTTCGCCATCTACGACTGTATCTGAAGTTGTCCAAGCAGTCTGTATAACCGTTGATCCGTTCTTGAGAGTCGCCCCCTGCTGGCCTACGTCACCACCGGCAGTGGAATTATAATCCCACACAATTTTAATCGCGTCCTTATTGTTGGTCTTGATAACGTAATTCGCCGTAGATTGGTAGTACCCAACAGTCGCGTGGCCTAAAGAAGTCGTGCCTTCAATAACTTCAAGCCGAGGTGTGGTGTACATCGACATACCGCCCCAACCCATCCCATCGCTGTCGGTTAGTTCCAACGCCAACTCGTAGGTGTGTGTTCCGCTTTGGGTTGCGGTGGTTCCACCTTTCCAACTCCACGCGACATAGGTGTAACTGGAGGATTCGTTGGTGTAGCCATTCGCTCCTACTAAAGTAAACCCATCATCATCAAATGAGGTTACTCTTTGGGAAGTGTCTTCTGCATCGGAAGTGTTGGAAACCAACCCATTTGATATCCCTCTAACATCATCAACTAAATAATTACCTTCAGTGCCATTGCGCTTTTTGAACCAAACAAAGTTAGGAGTAAACTCAAGCCCATCAACCTCTAGGCTGGAACTTGAACCAGTGTAAGTCAGCGTATCAAAATGCTCCGATGGCTTGGCGATTGTGGGGGTTGCGAGGTTGCCTGTGGAGAGTGACTTGAAGCCGGTGGGTGGGGTGTGCTTAAACTCGCTGGTGTCTGGGGTGCTGACATTCCCGCCGAATGTGGGGTCAGCCCCAAAGTTCATCCACGGCAAGTGACCACTGTAACAATGGATGCACACACCCCAATCGGTGTCCGTGTCAATTCCGGTGAAGGCAGCGTTGGTTCCGTTAGCTGGGTCGCCGCTTCCAAACCAAGTGCCGTCCTTACCCCACCAGATTTTTCCGTTATCAGCGTCAAAGGCACACATCAACACGCCGCCCGTGCCAATGGCTGAACCGTATGCTAGGTTATATTCAGAGCCATAGTCGTGCGATTTATTGCCAGTGCTGGCAGCGATTGAGTAACCCACCTTATTAACCGAGCTAGTGCTATTTCCAACAGTCGAATCCATATTTAGTGACCCGCTATCGTGTGCTAGGCTCATTATCGCCATAATCCACCCCGCTCCGCCAGTACGGGAGGCTTCCCAATACCACTTACCACTCCGCATCCCCATCGTTGAAAAAGTGGGGTAATGTCCCGCAGAGCCACTGCTGCCAAAATTTAAGTTACCTTCTGAAAGCACGTTGCTGCTATGGGTATCCAACGGATTCATCGTACAATACGAATTTGTCGGAGTATCCTCCATCAGATCCGTTGCGGCGAGGTTGGTTGTGCTAAAATGATTATTAGGCATCGTCTACCTCCTTACGGGCTACCCAGTTAAGCGACTCCTCATCCCAATCATAAAACCCATCGTCAGTCGGCATCGCAACCGGAGCAACCCAGCGCATCTGCTCATCTAGATTCCAGCTTGGGAAGGGTTGCGGAGCTATGAAGGCATCACTGTCCACATCGTAAAAATAGCCCACGCCAGCGTAGTTGTAGCGTTTGTTATTATTATAGCTGGTCTGCTTCCAAGTCCCGCCAAGCAATTTGTTGCAGAACTCCGCGCCGATGCTCTCCACCTCATTGCCGCCAGCATCAACCGTGTCGCCATCGCCCACAACGATTACTCGCTGGACGATGCCTTCTTCGTTTATTTCTGCA